CTTTGTACTCTACCATAGAGCGCATGTGTGCAGCAGTCTCTTCGTTAGCCTGCGCTTGTATCAGTACCAACTCACGTAGGCTCCCCCGTTTACCCGGGTCGATCCCTTTTATATAGAGTTGGAGCCTTCTGCGGTTTCGGGGGTTTTTGAAAAATTTTCGGTAACGACCTCAGGCGCTGTAATCTTTTGAAGTTCTGCTTCGAAAGCAGTCTGTGCTTTGGTCATTGCATCGATGATTACTGTTGGACGACTCTTGATGAACTCGTAGGCCTCTTTCGCCGATTTGAATTCGGTCGTACCCTCTTTGGTAGTGAATTTTTTTAATACCTGCGAAAGCAAGTTAAGGGCGTACTGATGCATCACGTACAGCGCCGTGCCATCGGTACCTGCTACTGCCTTTTCTACTTCTAGTTGCTTCTCTCCGCTGATGTTGACCAGCGTAATCGTTACGTTGCCGTTCAAGAGCGAAATTTCGTGGAATACTTCACCTTTGAACACTAAATCATCCAGCCACTGTTGCTGTTGTTCCGTTAAATTCATATAATCTCCTATAATTGTGTGCCCTACAATATACTAAAACTAAGGGTCAAACGCAACTATTATGGTATAAGACTCAATAAGTATTAATCCATTTTACTACCCGGAAGTACCACGTAAAACAAGAGAACTTTAATTGATAGCAACACTAGGAAGCGTATTAACCATCTCAGACTATACTGAAGACGAAGCTCGGCAGATCAAATCGGAATTGGTCACCGAGAACCCTAACTGGGTTACAGCCATGAGTATGGGAAAAAGTGTTTGGGGGATAGATCAGAAACTTCGATTCTACAAAGAGTCAGATGACCATCTAACTCTTACCGCGCCGATCGGATACCTTGCTTCTTTGAAAGCAATAAATCCGTTGGTGATGGTGGTAGATAATCGTTATGAGTCCAAACTACCGATCAATATAAATTACAAGCACCAAGAATTTCCACTATATTCATATCAAGACGCCGCAGTTAATGCGATGTCTGCAGTTGAAAATGGTGTGCTGTGCGCAATCACAGCTGCCGGCAAAACTGTTATGGCTTGTGCACTTATCGCAAAGATCGCGCAGCCCACCCTTATACTAGTTGATACTATCGAACTGGCGAATCAATTTACGGCACGCTTGCTGCAGTTTACAGACTTGCAAAAGGTGGGTCGTATAGGTTCAGGTAAGTTCGATGTGCAACCGGTAACAGTGGCTACATTGCAAACAATTACAAGGATGGATGATGACGAACTCAAACAATTACGCTTTGGCGCGGTTATTGTTGATGAGGTACATGTCGTGCCAGCCGTCACTTATGCGCGCGCGCTCGGAAAGCTGNNCTAAGTTTAAATACGGTTTATCGGCGACTCCGGAACGAGCTGACGGCCTCACAAGAGTCATTCATTGGCTCACTGGGCCCTTGGTACATCATGTACCAGAAGCGGATCTCGCCGACAAGATTATCAAACCAAGCTATACGCATGTCGTAACAGATTATACGTATCCATTATTCGATAGTGCTGAATATGGGCAGATGATCACGCACATGGGGACAGATGTAAAGCGTAATGATCTGATTGTCTCAACATTATCTCAATTTAAAACTCAGCAGTGTGTTTTGCTGTGTCATAGACAAGAGCATGTGAATTTGCTTCAGTCCTTGATACCCGATTCGGTCGTTCTGCTATCTAGCACAAAAAAGAAAGACCGTGAGAAGGTTATCAAGCAGTTGGAGACTGGAGAAAAGAGAATCGTTATAACCACATGGCAGTTGTTTCATAAAGGAATAGATCTAGCAGAACTAGAGATACTCCTTATATGCGCCCCGACCAAGAGCCGGGTATGGTTGAAGCAGTCGGCAGGTCGGTTAATGCGTATGTCGAAAAAGATCTCGAAGTTTCCACTCATCGTCGACTTCGCAGACACGAAGGTTGACTTACTAAAATATCAATGGATCGCCAGAAGAAAGGTGCTACAGAACATATGATCACAAGTAAGTTTTCCAAACGATTCACTCAAAGAGAAGTGTCCCTGGAAATTCAAGAATCGAAGTGCGTGTTAATCCACGTAGTGAGTTTTCTTGGTATAAAAATCAAGCAGACAGCGGAAGAATTCAAAACTTTATTAACGGCGGAGAATCGTTTCGACGAGCTCTGTCAGCACTATGAAAGGCTTGGCTATGATAGTACCGATCAATGACCACAAAGTACCAGAACAGCTAGCAGTTCTCCGGCGTCCCTGTGTGAAAGGGGACGTCGGCCCGGCAGCATTATTGGCGATCGACCTGATCGATACGGCCAAATCCCATGCTCCGAACTGTGTCGGACTAGCAGCGAATCAGGTCTGGCGCTCCGATGACCCCACCCCGCATGTTTTTGTGGCGTGGGTGCGTGGGCAATGGATGACCTTCATCAACGCCACCTCGTCCCGGTCGGGAAAACGGGTTTCTATGGAGGAGGGCTGTATGTCGATTCCGGGCGAAAAACGTCGTACCAAGCGTCGTACCCGGATCAGACTGAAATACCTGGATGAGGACGGAAAAGCCAGAAATGAGGAATTTCGCGGATTTGACGCAATTATCCTTCAGCATGAGCTTGACCACTGTACCGGAACCCTCATTTAAGAGCAAAAAACTTTTCTGAAAATCGGGTTTTACTTTTCAAATTCCAATTTGAAAAATAAAATCCAAATTCCAAATCTTTTTTCTATTTTATATAAAAAGAGACTAGAAAAGTACTAAGTGATTGAAAAATAAGGACTTACATGTGTACCGGAATTCAAAAAAGGGCCATTCGCACTTTTCGGAATTCCTGTAAGTCCTTTGTTTTCAACAACTTACATGTGTACCGGAATTTTTCCAAAACCCATAAATTCCTAAAACTGATAAAAATAGCGTGCGATTTTCGCACTTTTAATAAAGCATTACCACCTCAATTCAACAGAACAATGACTGAATTAATCAAACAGGCCCTATCCAAATACGCCGGCCAAGACCTCTCCGCGGCAGACGTTCAAGCAAATTTGGCAGCAGATCTGGCAGAACTCGTCTCATCCTCGCTTACCTTTCAGGTACCGGAGGAAGACACCCCAGACCGCATGCATATCCTTGTGTCACGCGCAACGTTCACGCCGCAGATCCTACATCTTATCGGAAACGTCGCCGGTCAGCTGCAGGACGACGAATCAATCAAAAGCATCGATGAGGCCTACAATCAAATCATCAGCGACATCGCCCCGTCAAAAAACAACGGCGTCATGCTACTCGCATTGACCCAGGCGTTGGTAACACTACTCATTTCGGCCACATCGCAAGTTCCTGACGAGACTGCGGAACCGACTTCAACTCCAGAGGCAATAACTGAGGTTTGAATCAGCAGACCCTGATACCCTCACGTATTACTGTGAGTTCAACGGTAAACTTGAGGGCGACTTATACATTGTGCGGTTTTGCTTTGGTCGGGTGGTGGACACCACCACCGACCTCCAATTTCACGAACAAGTGTACGAATGCAAAACCTTGCACCGCATGCAGATCGTTATGCGCGCTTTGCGCAATTACTGCGATCGCAAAAATTTCGTACAAGTAAAGACAAGGAAAACTCGTGTCATCGACCAGTCTTAATTTCACTCCGCCTGGCTTGACGATCGCAAAGATCTGCAAGAACTGTAAGTTCTATAAATCGCCCAGTTCTGATCCTCGAGCGTCAATGCACGGTCATTGCCGGCTGGAACAACTCAAAGATCCGGATGCTCCGGTTCGACCGATCCACGGAACGTGCACTTGCGATGCACATGTTTTTAAAACTATAGGTGTAACCGTGCACAAGATTTGTGAACGCTACAACCTCGTGCCCCCTGATCAATATGCTCTATAAAAACTTAATACAGCTGACATTGCTCGATAGCGACGATATGTTCTGGTTTCAGCGAATGAAACGAGACGCGGTCGCTGACGTAATTAAGAAAACGTGGAAGGCCGGTCCGGCTTTTCATCACATTGATTCGATATTTCTGTACAGCAATGCAGAAGTTACGCTACCCCACCAGTTAGTAGCAGTGTCTTCGGCGCTGACCCTTCGATTTAGTTCTCCCGTATGTGTGCGCGCATTTTATCAAGATATCGCGCATGACAACGAACAATTAGCGGAACTTGTACAGGTTCATGCAAGAACGTTTTTCAACCGACTACCAAAACAACAAGATCTATTCCAGCAGGCAACTTTCGAAAGTATGCCTGAGTGGTTAAAGAAAGGATCATGGATAATTCCACCCTCTACGCAATAGAATCGCTAGGGGCTAAGGTCTATTTCTTCGGTGAGTGTGTATGGGCCACTTTCTTAAAATTGCCCATAACTCACTATAAGCTCGCAATTGTGGGTGGCAGCCCGACAACAGTGTTGCCCATATTTGATAAATACCGAGCAGAAATAGTCAAACAAGCCCTTAGAATTATAGAGGGCGATGTGTGCTATGATATCTATTTCCCGGCAACGTTTGAGGAGATTCCGCAAGATCCTATTCCACTGAACAGCGCAGTATTGGCGCTCAGCGGAGAATTGTATCGAGCCGATGATATCATACACCGCACCATCACAGTACGGCAGCAAACCTTTCTCGATCATCCAGAAGCGCTGGTTACTGTAGCTCGAATCTTGGCACAAACAAATTACAAGATCGGAGTCAGTACTTGGCTAGCTGCACGTGACAGTGCAACACTTATAAAAAACGTGGTGAAGGGAAATCCAGCCCATATTGGTAAGCAGCTGGACGCCATTCTTTTATCAAAGCATCCTACTCAAGGCTTCAAGTATTTATTAGAGACTGGCCTTCTCGCGTTCATCCTTCCAGAACTTGCCGCATGTAATGAGATAAGTCAAACCCGCCGTGGTGAGAACACAAACGTGTTCAATCACACAATGTTAGCAATCGAGGCTGCAGAGAATAGCCAGTTGCTGAGGTGGACTATGTTATTTCATGATGCGGCTAAACCTCTCACAATGGAAGTGACAGAAGATGGACGGATGCATTTCTTCAAGCACGAGTTACATGGGGCACGACTAGCTGAAGAATATATGAAACGGTATAAAATGCCGAAAAACTTGATCATCCAAGTGAAGCGATTGATCGAGTATCATATGTTCGACGCTGATCCGAAACTTACGCCAAAGGGAGTAAGACGCTTGATCCGACGCGTAGGTAAAGAGTACATTTTTGATCTGATCAAAGTACGCGAGGCCGATCGTAAAGGATCAAAGATCATACCCTCAATGGATAAGATAGAACTTCTCAAACAGAAAATAGAAAAGGAGTTACCCAATGTTACTTAGTGATCTGATTCTCGGACTCGTTGTACTGTTCTGCGTCAGTGTATCAGTGATGTACAAACAGAAATATTCGAGAATACTGAGCCAGAAGAAATCATCGGAGGTTCGTTTAGGGCAGATAGCCGAGCAGCTTACGCCCTTCTTGAATCAATTTAATCACGACCCAAAGCAAGCCCGCTTCATTGGTATGCCCATAGACCTCATCGTTTTCGAAGATCATGGAATCTTCTTCGTTGAGGTTAAAACCGGCAACGCCCGGCTGAGCAATAACCAAAGCAAGTATAAGAAACTTGTCGAAGAGGGTAAAGTATTCTGGGAAGAGATCCAAATTAAGCCAGATGGCGTGAAAGTCACGACATTCAAACTGGCGCCGGATACGGGCAGATTTGTACAAATCCCGTTTCCAACCGGTACAATACCACAATCCGGATCGGCGATTATTCCGCCTCCGGAGAAGAAATAATTTGCATCTAGGCTGGATTTTTCGTATATTAAGGATATGATCGACTTCAGTAAATACTTAGGTGAAAGCATCGTTCTTGTCACTAACTTCGTAAAATCCCCCGACAGAATTATTGGTATAAGAGATAATCGTTCAATAGACATCTTTAGCTATCAGAAGCATTACGTCTGCGCTCGCCCGCTACGTGAAGATGATCTAAAGGACGAGGACTTCGTGCAATGGCTCGCCGCCATGTGGCCGGAAGAACAAGCTCTAAAATCATATAAAACCAATAAACGTCCATGGACAGAAAAATCAGACCCCAGTACGTAACCAAGGTCTATCAGACTTCACGTACCTTCTACACCAAGCGTAAAAACGGTCACACACTTACCACCTGTTTTCTCCACATCGCAACTGACAACCCCGAATCCGAAGCAAACCGTAACCTGGACAAATCCAAGAAAAAGCTATTGAGCGTTACTTGGGATAATCGTTCAGAGGTTGTCTTTGAGATGGCGGGGCCGGCTTTCGATCGATGTGTGACGGGTCATCCCTCATTTCGATTTATGACGCCGCTGCAACGCGACAAGTTAATCATTCTCCTGTGCAGAACGATGGCAAATGTGTCTTCACGTGTGTTGGCGTATCAGCTGAACATTGGACTTAACCCACGGCAGATCGGTCAGATCCGTCGATGGCACAACGAATTCTGGCGGACCACCTCGCCGAAGATTTAATAACAAACCAACCTAATTTAATGAAAATATTACCCATTGGATCATCGTCCTCTGGTAATTCAACGATGATTTACAACGACGACACTCACATCCTAATCGATTGTGGTGTATCGATGCGTTCCGTGATCGAGAAGACAGGACGTCGAGAATTTGATGCTTTGTTACTCTCGCACGAGCACAGTGATCATATCACTGGTGCGGGGCCTATAGGTCGAAAGACACAGGTACCAATCTATATACATGAAGTAGTTTACGAAGCTAAAAAAGATCTTTTTGATGGCTGCGTAATCAAGCATATGGATGAGACCTCAGTTATACAAATTGGCTCATTTGTGATCAAACCCTTCTCAACAAAGCATGACGCGAAGCATCCGCTTGGCTTTGTCATCGAAGAGCCGGCTACAGGAGTAATCCTGTGCTATCTTACCGACACCGGTAATATAAGTAAGACGATGAGAGAGGCAACTAAAAATTGTAACGCATTCTTTTTAGAGTGTGATTACGATGACCAACTGATTTTGGACTATGATGGATACGATCAGCTATTAAAAGATCGTATAATGTCTAACTTCGGCCACTTAAGCAACAAACAGGCGCTTGAGTTTATACAAACATTCAATCTGGATGCAATCAAGGCTGTGGTATTCGGGCACATCAGCCCCCGCACCAATAATCCAGAGAAAGTACTAGAACGAGTGGACGAGTACGAAAAATTAGCAAGTGTGAAGGATCGCATATTCATAGCGCCATTTGAAAACCCTTTGATCCTATGATATATAAGACCTTCTTCAAATCTGTTTATGTCATAACCCCGAATGGAGATGAGTTCCAAAAACTGACGGGTGTGAAAGTCGGAAAGATGACAGAATACTCTGCACCATCCGACTGCATCATTGCACACATCGGCAGCACGTATCTGCATATCAGCGTGGGTAGAGATATTACGCAAGAAGTTTTGAAGAATCTTATCAGCGTGGCGTTGAAACAAAAGAAACCGGTTAAACTTGAGAGCTGCGAGAGCTTGAAAAATCTCCAAACAGTCGATCAAGTGATCTTGAAGATAAACGAATATCTAGGATTTAAGGACATTTTAGCATAATGGCTTATAACAATGTTGACCATAGTAAGCAGTTAGTATTTGACATCGAAACTATTCCCCAGCAGCCGGGAGAATTTCCGGAAGAGCTGGAAGATCTAGTTACCCGAAAACTAGAGCGAACGTTGAAGTCAAACCCTAATGCTGATGTAGACTCAGAGCGCCGAAAGATCATGGCGACCGATCCATTTCTCGGGAGGATCATCTGCATCGGACTATATCTACCTGGCAGCGACACAAAGATATCTTTGACCAATGATAACGAGAAGGAATTGCTGACTCGTTTCTGGAAAGGTATTGCGGACTTCAATGGACTCTTCGTGAGTTTCAATGGCGTACGTTTCGACTGCCCATACATTGTAAGACGTAGTATAGTAAATCGAGTAGCACCGACGAACTCTAGCTTCTTACAATTCAATCGCTATGACCCGTATCCTCCGCACTTCGATGTGATGTTGCAGATGTCGGGACGTGATGGATTCCTTAGTTTAAAAAATGCTTGCGCAATCCTTGGTGTGGCCTCTCCAAAAGACGGCGAGATCAAAGCTGATGGCGTAGAGAAGGCCTGGAAAGAAGGCCGCATAAAAGAAATAGCAGAGTACTGTCTGCGAGACGTTATTGCAACACATAAGGTCTTTGAAATTATATATCACGACATTGGAAAAAATTAATCAATGTCTTTGTTCAAAAAGCCAACAAAAGACGATAGACGCCTTAAGATGCTAATCTATGGCGATAGCGGTACAGGTAAGACTGTAACGTCACTGTATTTCCCCTCGCCCGCTGTAGTCGACCTCGACGGCGGTACCGATCACTATGTCGACAAATTTGATTTCGTTCGCCTGAAAACCACCAACATTGATGAAGTGAACAGTGCGGTAGATGAGTTGGTGAAAGACCCGAGCGGTGTTAAGACGTTTGTGTTGGATGGTATCTCAAACTATTGGGACCTCCTGCAGGACAAACACCTGAAGCGCCTTCGTGTAAAAAAGGCAAATCCGAACTACACTTTTCAACCGCTTGACTACAAGTTGCTGCAGTCTGACCTCAAGTCATTCGTCAACAAGTTGCTAGCTCTAGACATCAACATCATCGTCACCGCAAAAGCGAAGAACGAGTATTCTGCTGATGCCTCAGAGTTCATGAAAGTCATCGGCAAAAAGCCAGACGGTCCAAAAGAAGCGCCATATATGTTTGACGTTGTGCTCGAACTCAACATCACAAATGGCGGTGAAGGACGTACGGCGAAGGTCATTAAGGACCGTACCAACACTCTTCCTAAAGAGTTTGAGTACACATATCAAGAACTCGTGAAGTACATTGATATGAAAGAGCTAGAACGCGAACCCGTTCAACTTCGTGCGGCTCAGCGTGTAAATGCAGCCAATAACCGCACCACAGCTATCACGCTTGATGGCGCCGTTACTATGACAGCCGGCATTACCGCTGAAACGTTGTTGAAGATCCGTGACCTGATCCCTCACTTCGAGGAACAGGAATTGAAGAACAAACTAAACGAGGATTATTTCATCCAGTCCGTATTGGACCTTAAAGAAGATGAAGCACGTCAATTCCTCGCAGATTTACAAGCAAAACTTACAGTTTAACCAGAGAACACCATGTCTTTTAATATGAAGGAAGTCAAAAACGGAGAAGGATTCGATCCGATTCCGGAAGGTCTTTATAACGTCGTAGTCGACAAAGTTGAACTCACCACCACAAAAGAGTCGGGCAATCCGATGATCAAGGCGACCTTGAAGGTACAGGATGCACCGTACAAGAACCGCCAGGTCTGGGACAACTTCGTCCTCACCTCCACCGCACTCTGGAAGCTCAAGAGCTTCTTGGATGCAATCGGCAGCAAGCTCGCCGAGTCGGAGAACGTTACAGAGCAGGACATCCTCGCAACAATGCGTGGCGCGTCCGTTGCTGCATACCTTGAACCGCGCATGAGCGAGAACGGCAAGGCCGGCAACAACGTGAAGAACTACCAGCCGGCGACTGCTCCGGTCGCTACGGCGGCAGCCCCGAAAAAGCAGGGCTTGTTCTAATCAAGGGGCTTCGGCCCCTTTTTTATTCAAGTTTGACTTTTGGCGCGTAATTGCGTATATTGTTCCCGAGATTATTTCTCGGGAGCTTCCAGAAAACTATGGACAAATTCATTCAGAGACCGCTTACAAAGGCTGAAATTCATAAGATCCTTCAGTTTCTATCGTATCATCTAAACTTCACGCCGGTGCAAAAGTTATCTATGGTGTTTGCAAAAACACCGGAAGAGTTCGCGAAACTGCATGGCAAGGAGCCTGGCTTTACGACCATACAAGACATCAATAATGAGGTCCCTGCCTTCTTTGACCATTCCACCAACACTGCAGTTTTTCAAGCGTTTTCTTATGTGAATGAGATAGCCGTGCCGGCGTTCATCATTCCCATGGCGACCATCATTCACGAGTGTATTCATTTTTATCAGTACTCCTCCGGAACGTATGGAACTTGGCGCACGATGTACGAAGGAACCAATGAGATATTATCTGGATTCTTCGCGGATGACTACGCATTCGACTACAAAGAAGAGGCGATGTACTCATTCAATTTAGCAATGGCCCTGAACGATAACAACTTCTGGGAAGCTATCAACTGGATGAAACGCTACACTGTGCATAGCGATAAAAACAAATTTGTACACAGAAGCATCATTCAATGTCCACTCTTTTCAAAATACCGCCCAACGAATCTAATGCGTTGGCTGGATGCCGATCAGTTGACACGGATAAAAAATGATGATACTCGAGCTATCCTGACGAAGTATTCTGAAGGACAGATCAAGAAAATACTTCACACTAACCGTCAACTAATAACCTAGGAACAAATGAAGATAACAATACCGTGCCCCGGAGGTTGTGAGGGCACCGGTCGCATCAAAGCGCTCCGACGTCGTTGCACTACCTGTAACGGTAGTGGCAAATTAACCTTGTCAAAATTCCATAAGATCATGGGAAATACAAAGGAACTTCGAAATGTACTGGCTTTCGAAGAGCATCTGACGGCAGAGCTGAAAGCAAAACAGCACAATGCCCCAACAGACGTTTCAGCAGAGAGTTAACGGTACAGTCGTTGGAAGTTCACAAAGTAAAGACGCAGCGATAAGGGCCGCCCGAAAAGCGGCCCTTAACCTTTCTAAAGAGGAAAGGAGAGGAGTCGTGCACGTTGAAGTTTACCAACTGGACGACGACAGTATCGAGAACATTCACAGGGACATGATTCTACTGGAAGATTTGAAAGAACTAGAGACTGACTTACTAAAACCCGTAGGTCTCGTGGTTTTCACAAAGCACGTGGAATCGAAAACAAAGACATCACATGACGACCGTCCCTTATTCAATGAAGGCGATTATGTGATATTAGATGGCGAACTACACAAGATAGTCACGGTTACAGACTCACGCGCATTAGCGCAGCCGGTCATGAAAAAGCATGTGACGATCAAGGATAAGTTCGCTGATGGAGAAAAGCAAAAATCCCGAAAATTCGCGATCAGGAGGAAACCTATTCAGATTTCACCGATCGCGCAGGGAGTGCTTTCTGCCAAAGAAGTTAAACAAAAACTCAAAGAAATAGAAGAGTTGGAAAATGAGCAGCTTAATAAATCTAGCGAAGACGGCAGTACGAGTAGTGAGTCACAACCAGCAGACGTTGGTGAAAGTGGCTGAGACTGCCATCGTTATGGTATCGTTAGTTAAAAGTATTACCATCCCACGCTAATGCAAGAATCAATCACGCTCACGATCATAGAGGATCCCTCAGACATTCTGAGGAATCCTCGAACAAAAGATAGATTGTTCACAGCATTGCAATCAGTCTTAATAGAGAAAGGTATCATCGCTAGCATCGATGTCACAGAATCAACTGGAGAAGAGGATACAGGAAGCGAACGTGAAATACCGTCTGAATAAGACGGCAGTCATAGGCAAAGTTGAAGTACCTATCCTCGTAACAAAGACCGGACTGATACCCAGACAAAGCACTGTGGACTTTACAGGTATTTACTCAAAAACCTACAGAGACCCCACGGTACGTTCCGATTTTGCTGCCCTAGTAAAAGTAGGGCAGGGTATCGCGTTCGATGCAAAAGAGACTGAAAATAAGACATCCTTTCCGCTGAAGAACATCCATCAGCATCAACTGACTTTTCTTGAATATTTTCAAGAGGTCGGCGGTACTGCTTTCTTTATAATTCAGTTTAAAAAGCTACATCCAGATCACGCTTTCATTACCCCTCTTGACTTCGTCAAAAAGTTTTGGTATGATGCTGACTCACGTCGAAGCATACCTTATGCTGATTTCGACCAAAAACAACTGGTTGAGATTGACGATTACCTCAAGTACTTCCGAAGTTAATAAATGGAATTTTCAAAATTTAATGCACAGTGTCTCGGCATAGCCGTCGAGGAGTGGCCGCATTTGCTTCAAGGCCAATTTTCGTATGTAGATGCCGAGTGGGGATATCTATCACCTATTCCGGAATCAAATCCACTGTCAAGGCAAGTAGTGGCTGTTGACTCAGACATCTACTTCAGATTTAAGGACGTAAAACTTGTTAAGATATTAAGATATGTCGAAAACAAAACATCAAGCACCACAGGCTTCCTCGGCTACAACGGTAACAGTACCAGTACAACTGCTAAACAGTAACGCGACGTTACCTACACGTCCCCACGTTACTGATGCGGGATGGGACTTGTACGTTTCTAAAATGACGCGGATCCCTGCCGGTGGAACTGTAAAAGTTCCAACAGGTGTTGCATTCAACATTCCGCCGGGATATTTCGGCAAAATTTATAACCGCAGCGGTGTGTCAACACAACGCGCGCTCATCATCAAAGCTGGGGTCATCGACTCCGGTTATACAGGTGAAATTATGCTAGTGGTGTATAACCACGGCGATATGCCTGAAGTGATCGACGTAAAGACAAAACTGGCGCAAATTGCGTTCCATGAAGTCCCGACCGTCGAATTGGTTCAAGTGGAGAAATTAGAATCTACTGACCGTGCAGATAAAGGATTTGGTCATAGCGATAACAAATGATAAACTATTTAGAGGAATTATCCAACTTTGTATTTACATCTAAGTATGCTAGATACAATGAAAAAGCAGGACGACGTGAATCGTGGACAGAAGCGGTAGCACGTCTTGAAAAAATGCATATGAAGCGGTTCAGTCATCTACCTGAACTGTACAAAGGAGAAATCCAATGGGCTTTCGACCTCATTCGCCAGAAACGTATCGTACCATCAATGCGATCGTTGCAGTTCGGCGGAAAGGCAATCGAGGCTCACGAGGCCCGCGAGTATAACTGTGCCGTTCGACACGTGGACTCACTCCGTTCATTTGCAGAAATTTTCTATATGTTACTTTGCGGCAATGGTGTAGGAATTGGACTTTCTAAGTACTTCTTAGGACGTCTGCCTAACCTTGTCAACTCAAAGGACAAAACAGGTACAGTAGTAACCTATGTGG